GGGAGGTATAACTTGGATGCAGGCGGTAGGGCCCTGCCCCCCTCTTGTACTCAAGAAGGGGTTCCCGTCGGCGGCTGACGGGGGAACTATGCCAATGTAAGGCATGGGGTACTCAAGAAAAAATGCAGTGAAAAATCTTCTGCAATAGCCTTGAGGCAAGATACGTCCATATCGAGCGTGGACGTGAGCGACAAAACGACTGGCATACGTTGGCGTGCCAAGTCGGTAGTATCTAGGGGAGTAGTACTGGAAAGACTTCCAGTAAGACGGGCTGGGAGAAATCGAAATCGACTGTAATATGGTATTTCAGCGTCTGACGTTCCCGATAAATTGATGGGATCGTATGTAGAACCATCCCACTTAGGGTAAATGTTGAATATAGAAGACTGAGACTCTAGAAAATTTGGGCGGTATAATAACACTCGCCCAGTATATCCTCCAGAAGTTTTAGGATTCGTTAACAATCTCAATCTCCATGATCCTCGGTATCCAACATAAGCTGAACGTGCGTAATCCATTGGGTGGAGCCTATTTAAAACTAAAGGCCCAGCACTAATTCCAGTGTCTCCCGTAACTTCTGTTAAAACTTGAGTTATAGCAGATCCACTGAAATACGCACACTCAACGTATCGCTTTAATAACTGGCGCCAAGAAGTAACTTGTTCACCGAAGTAAACATGATTGGCTAGCGATCCGTAAGTAGGAGGAGCAACCACAATTGAACTGTCTTCAGCAACAGGAGCATCTCCTGTATCTTCAGATTGATTTTGTATAGCGGCTGCGGAATAAATTATTGTGGATATCTTTGGAGTGGCAGGCGAAGCATTGATAGAAGAAAAACGTAACGCAACACCCACTTTACCACTAACGGCGGGAAAATACGTACCGTTAGCGTAAGACAATTGGTTCGGTATAGTACCATTCATAGCGAAAGCTTGAGATGATAACACGACAACCGTACCATCATTGTACTCCATTCCACATGTTATTGTTTCACCAGATGCGTTTCTGCAATTATAATGAACCATGACATTACCAGTGGTTTGGGTAGGTAACACGACCCTGACATACTGCGAACTGGACGGAATTGACATCGACCAGACATCGCCAGACAGGGACGCCGTGGCACCACCACCACTAGGAACTAGTGTATAGGCAGAAGGTAGCATAGTAGTATATTTGACGTTTTGAACTCCAAATTTAACAAGAGTAAAAACATCTGAATTAGTCATATTGGTAAAACGTATCCTATTCATTCCGTTGGCTGTTTGGACGTTCAAAGAAAAATTCAAATCTTGCAATCCTGCTGCAAGAGTTCGAGTTAAACTAGATATTACTTGTCCAGTAGAAATGTTAACAGCCTCGATTTTCAAAACGTGTGATCCTGATAAAAACTGGACCTGCGAATTAATAGAGGCTGTCGTGCCACTAGGATTTGAAGACAAAGCAAAATCTAAAGAAGCTACAGCTCCTGTACTCTGGGTAAGACCAGAGGTTGTATTGGTAGGGAAAGCAGGAATCCAAGCTACAAAGCCTGGAGTATAAGTACCTAATGCTATTCCATTTAGTGGTACAACTGCAGGAGCTGAAGGAGAGGGGGGAAACGATGGAGTAGTAGGCGATACTGGTGGAACAGGTAAAGGGATAGATGTAGGAACAGTTTTTGTTATCGTGATTCCAGCTTCAAAAATTGAAGAATCTGGACAAGCGACATCATAGTCCTCACAAAAAGAAGTGTGAAACAGGACTGTTACCGGGGCGCTAGCAGCTGTTGGCGCCGGGGTAGTGAGGTCGTTCAATACATAAACTGAAACAACACCATTAGCAAAAGGATCTCGCGAAGTATATGGAGTGGAACTAAAGGATGGAAATGACAACCCACCTGATTCTAGATAGGTGGTAGTCTGTCCCCAACCAATGTCCATCACTACTTCTTTATTCTGCGATATATCTATTATTTGCGTGTAATTAGTGTTGTAGATTCCAGCATCGGAAGCAGAATTATATTCTGGATCCCAAACAACCTTCAATCGCCCCCGATGGTATGCTGACGCAACTACGGTCATACGCAGGGTCATGGTCCCCTTCCAATACTTAAATGGTAATGTAGTATAAGCGGAAGGAGACAATACGTAAGTAGATGCATTAACAATATCACCCTGAACGGGGGTTACTTTAATACTGCGTAGATGAGTGCCGGTAGACATAGTTTCTGACCAAACTACTTGGCACAAATAACTCTCACGCATGGCTATAGGGAGAAGAGCCATTTCGTCGTTTCCAGGCAATCCGACAACGCGGGGATCGATTGTTATCTCTTTTTTACTGTCTAGAGACAAACATCCGACATTGTCAGGAACGTTGGTAGAAGAGAGATTGCTTACGGGACGGTTACGAAAATTCTGAGACTCACGAATCTCACGGGGTCTTGAATATCCAAAAAGAGAAGCAATATCACCTACTCTTGTAGCTATCATCGAAGTGGCACGCATGTATGGCCCAATAGTAGGAACATTTGCAAGTTGGGCCGACGCATTAGCTATGGAGTGGGCAACTGCTGAGGGTTTAAGATACTCATCAGACTCATTCGTGAAAGGTATACGGGAAGTAGGAGTAGATAACTGAAGGTTACATGGCATGGCAAAAATAGAAATAGCTATACCATCTGTGCCTTCATTGGCATGTCGTAGAACTACCATATCTTCAACGGAAAGTATTCCCATACGCCTCCATTCTTTACCAACTACTGAAAGGGCATCCTTAGGATAAAAATAAGGCAATAGAAGATCGCCTCCAGTGCTATCAGTCGGGTTGATATAGATGTGTGGTCTTTGAGATTTCTGGATAAAATACGGTGTGTCAGGAGAAACTACAACGGAACGTTCATCATTGTCTGGTATTGGTACGTACGAGGCAATTGCACGTCCATAATAGAAAGGATTTCCATTGATCAGAATCTTAATCTGCATATCACAACGTAGATTTCGAAAGTTGGCTATCCTTGCCAAAACCCTGGGATCTTCAAAATATAGTTCCCAGGGATTGAACTGGACAGAAAGGGTGACACCAGGGATCCAATTTATTGACTTAACTAAGACAGGTCGAGTCATAAAATCGTGAATTGTATCGCTAGTGTCGGCTGAAGAAAACGTGGAATCTCGACTGTGTGGAACTTCATATGTCCACTCCAAGTTCGAAGACTCAAAATTAACGTTTTTCTGTTGTTGGTTTTTATTTAATTTAATATTGATGTTTTGAGTAATGCGATTTAATTTACAGTATGCAGAGGCATTAATCTATATACAGTGTGGTTATCTACTGAGAACATGTAAAGCGATAGTGAATGGTAGAATACAAACAGTTACGAAACAGAACATATAATATGAATTTAACGTGAATTTAATCTAACGATTCCGAATCACCGTCGGAACCGGAGGATTCCTGATCCTCTGATGGGCTAGAAACAGTTAGTGGAGAATCCACTTCAACTGCTTCCATTGGTTCGGGATGATAGCGTGGATATAACTTCAGCCACCAATCTCCATACGAGTAGCTAAGATACTGAATATAGTTATCAATACCAGCCGCAATGCAAGCAGAGCGAATGATATCGGCTTCAGCGTCATAAACTTCCCGAGGGTGCAAGGCCAATTCCCGTAGGGCCTGCTCTACATTTCCGACAGTGATATCAATAGCATTCGTGGCGGAAATCATCTGGCAGTGCAAGCTCTTGTATATTGAATCTAACTCCAAAGGAGCTACGAACTGATCCACAAAAGCATTGTAAAGCCAGGCTCTCTTGCAAAATCGAATATCGGGGGGAGCAAAGAATGGTACGGCAACTTCATTTTTCCGGCCATCAGTGTATTTCATACCCATACGAGCGAAAGTCATTTGTAAAGTGTACATATTGAACCAAGGCTTGCGCGTTGATCCAACAGAATCATCGCCCATGGTCAACATGTGCACCCACTTGCGGAAGTTCTCAATCGGGCCCATCTCATTTTCGCGCCACAATATTATCCATGCAACACGATGCAACAACATGTTACAGATTCCATTAATGAACACTGTTATTGTGACACCAGATGGTACAAGGCGGTCCAAATAAAACATAGAACCATTCCACAACATCGCTTTATACGAGACATCAACAAAGAGAGTCTGCAAAACTAAGACATCTTCCTCGGTATAGCCGATACGACGGGCAATTCGACAGAAAATGTATCCAACAGCTCTAATAAGTTGACCTGAAATAGAAGCATCGAACTTAGAGAAATCTCCCTCCAAACAATCATGACTATGGTCGAACATGAACTTGCCCAATTGGTCCCACTCATCTTCACAATTAACACCCTGCGCCATTTCAGACACGAGGGGTATGGAAAAGAGGAAATCCAATATGGGTAGTGTGTACTGTCGCCAGATAATAGACATAATTAGAGAACTGACTTGAAAGACTCGGACCTTGGTTTTATCTACAGGGGTAGGTTCGTCTTTTAGAGCAGAGACGTACGGATGTCGGGGGGGTATACCTTGCTTGAGCTTTTCCAGTGTACGGTGGTATTCATCTGTAATGTATTGCTTAGGATGATCTACACATTCTCCATTTTCAAGTGTCTCACGGTCGAAATGTGCTTCCTTACCACCTTGCAACAAGTATCCGGCAGATGTGTTCATAGGAATTCGGTTGATATATCTTTCTCCAGGTCTACCATTAATAGCTTCCATGTACGTAAGAGGACGAACTCCAGAAACCGATAATTTGGGTATCATGTGTTCAACATCTAGTATATAATCCTCTATGGCTAACGACAAGATGGATGGCGGAATTTCATAGACACCGTTCAAAATAGCTTGTAAAGTCTCACTGTGATTACGATCGGAAGCAAACTTGGGTGGGCCCCATTTATTCGGTCGAGCCAATTGATCAAGAAATTCACTAATTACCGTCAATGAAACTTTAGATTTGCGCTTGAATCGAACTTGTGAGATGCTACCTATAGGTTCCAACACAATCCGAGCGGAGGTAGCTACGATGAAATTCATACAATCACGAGCATGGATGACCGCATCGTATACGTATCCGGGGAGATCATACAACGACAGAGGAGGTTCGCTAACTTCCATGATAGGATCACCAGAGTAACCAATAATGTACGATTCATTGTGAAAAGTCGACATTTTAGCAAGAGCATCAGTTATCTCATCTCGTGTAACCGAAAAACATGAAGCTTGTTTGGTACCAACTGTATATCCACACACAACAGTAGGTTCTGATCCTCCACAATGAAAGCCGGTGATATAGAACGGATTGCCAGCTAAGAATACAGGAGATCCACAATCTCCAGACTTGGTAGGAGTGTCTGTGACGTGGGTACTTCCTGGGGCGTTTCCTTCTTCGTTCTGACCCTGAGTGGTAGTGTTGTACATAAACTTACGGTGGACAACAGTACCATCTTTCTCTCGGGAAATCATGCGGCATTCTTGTTTTTGGCCTGTAAGACGGTAGGGGGCAAACCACTGAACAGCATCCTCAACAAATATTCCTTTGGATGTCTGTAACATGACGAAGTCTAACCCAATCTCAATCGGACGAGTAAGGTAGACATCGGGGATAAAACCTCCAACGAAATGTTGATTACGAACTATAGATACTGGATGTTCTTTGTCCAAAGTACGATAAGCATGTTTAGGCATTATAAGAATGTTGCTCTTTACAAAGAAGATGTTAGTACTGCGCACATGACCCTGTATGTCTTGGACCAAGCGGGCACAATTTTTAACATATATGTCTTCTTGTACCTGCTTCAGAGTCGCTGAGGCCATCCGAACCTTCTCAGTGCGATGAATTTGAAGATTGAGATATGGCCAAGCATTTGGAGAAGCTCGGCGTTCATCAACATCTTCGACACTTTGAGGATTCAAATTACCTTCGTCTAGAAACTGAGCCGTATTAGCCATGGAAAACAAAGACTTGATAGTCGATCGGAGAGCATAGATTGTAGTGAAAGTCATTCCAATAGTCATGCCTATTCTAGCTGCTCGGAGATATTGATCAATAGGGCTACCACTAACGGAATTTCTAAGATCAGTAAGAGCTGTCTCCACGAACAATGTTTTCATGCGCCAGGCGAACAAATAGATTAACCATAACGAAATCAGAGTAGAAGATCTCCATACCAGTGCAGTTGAGAGTGGATATCCATACAAATCGAAGAAATCATCAGTTCCACTCAAAAAGAGGCGAATAGCACAATAAACGGGCAAAAGCATAAAACAGACGACAGCTCCATATATGTGCATAACCGTAGCAAGAGCTCGTAAGATAACCATGGGCAACACACTCTGGTAAAGCATGATGCGCGCAGCATAGGCTCCAATACATTTGTGAACGCACGTGGTGAGACCATAATCTAACATGGGAACAAAATTAGCCAGGAAACCAAGGACTGATTCTTGCAGACTTCCATAAACATACGTATATATCTTTCGCATGAACACGGACTCATTTTTAAATCGTCGCTTTAATTCGTGTTCTCCTACAACAGCTTGAGCGTACGTCTTCTGATTGTTATCGAGTAATGCTTGCAACTCTTTAATCAGTTTAGCTCTAGCTGGTTTGGCGGCGGCGTTGGTTATTTCTCTGTCACGAACCATGGCGTCGATTTGCGCAAGGTCATACTCCAACTCATTAACTTTCTCAGAGTGAACAGAACCATCAGGCACAAAAGTGATTTCGTCCTCGCTATCCTCTTGTTCTTCCGCGACGCTAGGCGATGGGGATACTGGAGGAGCGGGTACAACAGCACACTTGCAAAGGTTAGTGAAAATACCACAAGTAGGGCACACGGGTTGAGTACGAAAGCCTTCAATCTGCGCTTTGTAGTTCTCTCCTGATCTCCTTTTCTCTTTGGAATAACGTACCACATCGAGATAAAACTCTGCAGTAGTCATCCATTCTTGAGAGACCATTTGATATTTAGGTAAGCCTTCAGAATTGACACGACGCCACTCAAAAACGCGAAACTTGTGTATTTCGTGAACGTCAGCAGGTATCTTTGAAGGATCAACACGTCCATAACCATCATCGAACTCTGGTAACAGTGCAACTTCATAGAAACGTATACGATTGTAAGCCGCCTCTGGAAAATTCAACGTTTCGAGATAATTAAGATCGAAACTATTGGAAGACAGAAGATTGAGGTGGTGCATCATAGGTATTGCACCCTTCCCTTCAACTTCAGCCTTTATGGCGTGGGTCGGCTGTATATTCGTGAGCTTGATAACTTGACTAATCCATTTGCTTGGCATGTACTTGGGCTTTTCAGGTGCGGCATCATCACATATGTAAACAGTCTTGTTTCCTGTATATCCAGAATCATACTCGTCACTGGGATTAGACCAGTACAAGTTATCGTCATTGGTAGGAAATCCAAGAGCTTTTCCAACGAGAGTAAACACAGCTGCCATAATACCTGATTTCCCAATTTGGGATTTCCCGGTAAGACAAATAGTAACTGCAGGAGGACGCATCTGAATGGTAGATTTGAGAGTCTTAATATCATTCAAGATAGTCAACAATTGCACTCGTTGGCGAGCAAACATCATTTTGCCAGGACCTTTCTCATTGCGAACTGCGGCTGCAATATTGGACAAACATCTTTCGATTCGCTCTTTGTACGCATGTTGGGTCATGTCATGTATCTCAAGAAGTCCATTTCGCCAGATATCCTCAAGAGCTATCAATTCTGAAGCTTCCTGCATAATATCGGAAGGTTGTATGAGTTTAGCTGTATCTCCAGAAATGACAGCGTCCATAAACTCAGCAGCGAATAAGATTGAATCAAACATAACTTCAACAATGTTCTGGTCTTTCGCTTCTAAATGGACTCGACGCTCCCACTTCTCAAAAATTCGGTCTATGATAGTGGGATTAATCTTAACGTCTGGCTTGTTCATCAGACCTGTGATTGACATGAGCATGAATATTTTCATAACACCCTTGTGCAATCCTGATGATTCAAGTGTACTCCATTTCGTGCGAAGGTCACGTAGCGATTTTGCAACAGAAGTAAAACTTTCATTAACAACCGTGGGTTTTGTCTCACGTTCCCAACCGGCCAGCGTTAAAAATTGCCAGACGGTAGAAATGTCTATGTGGTGCGACATACTAACAGCCATTTGAAAAGTGGAGGCAGCTACCTGTTTCCATGTAGTACATACGGCTAAATTGGCTAACCATGCGGTTTGCTTAGCTAATATCTGGAATACAGCTGGACGATGTTCTTTGTCAATAAACATGGCATTAAATACTTGCTCATGTATAGCTTGAGCCTCGTTCACAAATTTCACTTCATTACGTTTACGTTTGCCAACCTTGTAGATCTTGGACTCTGTATTTCCATTAACATTCCATACTTCGAACTGGTGAATAAGAACGTTAAGATCGGCTTGTAATCTTCCTTTACGCATCTTCTTGAGCTCTTCTTTGCGCTTCTTTTCGAGCTTGAAGCGACGTTTGGCATCGTGTTCATGTATGCGCCTCTGCTTTGTATTACGATATTTGAGGCGACCATATTTTTCAAAGTCACTCTCATTCATGAAAGGCAGAGGGGCAGGACGCACTCCATGAAACTCCATCGCCAATTCGTGCACCTGTGTCAAACGCTCATACAACGTGAAATGATGTTCTAATCTGTGGGATCTAAAAGGGTCGATTATAAAATACTGTACCATAAGAGCTATAAAAGCTACGTAATGGTATCTCAACTTCCAATTTATCCACAAGAACAACAGTCCAGGTATAGGGGTACGAAAAGCGTAAACACAGACATCGTTGGCAATGTCGTCGGGGTGGCGTGAAACCATATACACAAAGATTATTCTGAAGAATGGGCTAAGGGCGGGGTAATCTCTCTCTGCAAATTGGCACACTGTAGAAGGGAAAGTGTAACCAAAGATCATAGCTAGAAAGAGACACAGGGGTGAGCTCACGATGAATGTAATAAGCATGTACCACTGATAAAAATAGTAGTAGGAAGTGCTATCACTCTCATTCTTGAACCTTTCTGGGTACCAAAACTTAAGGAATTTCGGACATTTTTCTGAATGGTTTTTAAACCATATTCCATCTACTTGAGATGGTGGACATTCGCAACCAGATGCAGGTTGCGCAACCGTCTTCCCTCTTGGATGGAGGAATATTTGGGGAAGGGCTGAGGGATGATCGTTCAAAAGAACGATTGGGTCGGTGTTGCCATCCTTGGGCTTACTAGAACGCGTGTTATTTTCGCTTGCGGTTGATGCAGTTGACTTTCCACTCATTTTTAAATTAGAATGCAAAGCCAACACACCAAAGCCACAAGAAAAACAACACGCTAGATTTTTAAGGTCTAACGTGTGTTCAACGTGTGATCCAACAACTTTCGCGGGCTAAAGTGGCGCCCGGTACTAATCACGTATTTAAGTGCACTCCCTTACGATAAGGGAAACTCAGGGTTATGTAACTCATAGAGGTACGCCCCATACGATCCTGGATGAAAAAACTAGTAGGTATCCTGCTGATTATCAGTACAAAAACATGTCACTTCAGGTGACTTCGATTTGAATCAGATCAGGCTCATTACATGTTGTCACAACTCATGGTTACCTAGTGATAACTCAATTAAATAGTTTATATGCAAATATTTCAGTACATCAGGGACTAGATAAAGATAGTGGCACTAGATGGTATCGAGATGTGTTCGAATCATCTACTGGAAAAAGCTTTGTGTCCCCACATGCATTCGTGGTGCATGGGTAACGGTTGGCGCAGGGGGGCTAGTTCTGCATGCGAGCCCAACGGGTTCTAGGTTCGGCCTAGCCAAGAATAATATTGAGAGCATGGAGTTATTCACTGTCTCCATACAATTGACATTTTTCATAAATGTGCGAAATATTCTAAAATACAAGTATAACATAAAACATGTAACAAATATAAATAATGTACAGCGGCATGATAAAATCATGCCGCAAATCCCTACCAAAAAGTACAGGTAGGACACGGATTTCTCAAAGTCTGAGATCCACCGTCGTTTTGATTCTTTAAACGAACTGGTCGTTGTTCGGCTAGTTAAATAATTCAGCAAAACACAATTAAAAATCATAGCATAACTTATTGTAATCATCGAAATGATCACATAAGGACGTCTATAAAAATTAAATGCATCTTCTAACTAAGTGCGTAAGCATCGTTTTACAGCACAGAACTACCCCGGG